CATTGCTTTGTGTTTCTCATTTTTCCACATGATGTTTGGTTTGTAGTACCCAAACCTTGTAAATCATTCAAAAAAGAACTCATCGATATTGTGTTATTAATCGGTACATATGAAGCGATTGGTACATTTCCGGGTGCAGATACAGGTGCAGGTGCAGATACAGGTGCAGGTGCAGATGTAGGTGTATTCATTGGTACCATACCTTCTATAGAACTATACGGGACTGAAAGTGGCAACATACCACCTTGTTGTTCAAATGGACTAGGACGAAGACGATATACATCATTGCCTTGTGCATCGTTCTCTTGTTGTAAAAATAAAATAGGACAATCATTTCCTAATGATTTTTGATAATTGACATAATTTATATATTCATCTAAATTGTAAAACACTGTAGGTTCTTCTTCTTGAAAATTTCCCGAGTTGTACAATAAAATATGTGTTCCACTTTTAATTAAAACACGAGGACATCTATCTGATAATTTTTTAGGTTTTGTTTGGGTTTGTATACTTTCGAAGTTTTCTTTAGATATATTCACATCAGGAATAAGATTTTGTAAATATGTTCCAGTTGCACCACTCATGCTCATTTTTACTCCGAAAGTTTCTAATCTTTTTCCACTATTACTGACATATACATCTTTTAAACCAACTGATTGCACGGAATAAACATACAAACCAGCTAAAAATACAATTAATAAAATAATAATAACAATGGATTTCATATATAGTAAAACAGGAAAAGAATTTAGGAATGGAAAATTATGATAACGGCCTTGTCATGAATATAATATGTAAATAATATATAGAATGTTGTTCTCAGACAAGATGATGAAGGATAATGATAGTATCAAACCGCTAAAAAATAAACCCGTAGTCATTGGTTTGGTGTATTCGAATTCGTGTGTTCATTGCGAACATTTGAAACCTGTATGGAAAGAAATGAAATTAAATATACATAAAAAAGTCAAGGCAGGACGCTACAAAAAACCATATTATTTGGAAGTTGAACACGCTAATCTGCAAAAATTAGATAAATTCAATGAAAAGTACGCCTCAAAAATGGGAGGTGAAAAAATAGTGGCCGAAGGTTATCCAACTTGCTTTAAAGTTGAAGCGGGAATTGTTGAATATTACAAAGGGAACCGTGAATCTGGCGAAATGGAGAACTGGTTCATGCAAAATAGTCATAAAGTTCCAAAAAAAACGATAAAAAATAAGAGTAATGGAGGTAAAACAATGAAGAAAAAACGAGCATAAAATCAAAAATTGAAAATTTTTATATACAACCCCAAGTTGAATATAAAAGAAATCGACCTAAATACAATTTATTTATTATTATTATGACGACCATCCAAGGAAAGAAAATAATTTTGAAATCAAAAAAAATCGCTGCAACCAAGTCGTTTCGACTCTTTGATTTTCACATTTATGATGATTATCCAAGTTCTCTGTTATCTTCTCCCAAAGAGGATGATGATGCACCTAAAAAAAAAGAACAAAGACAATTTATTATTCAAATGTTTGGTATCAACGAAACGGGTGAAACATGTAGTATTACGATTACTGATTTCCAACCGTATTTCTATGTGAAAGTTGGCGATAATTGGACTCGTGCAGAATCAACAGCACTCTATGTAGATATTTGCAAACGAGCGGGTTATATGGCTTCGTCTATTTTAAGCGCAGATTTAGAAGAACATAAAAAATTGTATGGGTTTTCAGCAGGTAAAAAATATAAATTCGTGAAATTTACATTTGATAACACTATCGCAATGAATAAAGTAAAAAATATGTGGTACGGAAATGATCAAAATGGAGAGCGTTGTCGTCAAACATTTAAATTCAAGGGAACTAATCTCGAATTGTATGAAAGCAATATCCCTCCCCTCCTCCGTTATTTCCACATTCATGAAATTAGTCCTTCTGGATGGGTTCAAATCTTTCTGTCGCGCACACAATCACCTGCTCAAAAGACAACAACATGCAAATATGAATATGTTTGTCCTATAAATGCACTACAACCAATCAAAGACAAGGAAACGCGCGTTCCTTATAAGATTTGTAGTTTTGATATTGAAGCGAGCAGTAGCCACGGTGATTTTCCGATACCAATTAAATCCTACAAACGATTGGCGATGAATATGGTGGATTGTTTTAACAAGATTGACATAAGTCAGACCAATATCAAAACAACTGTTATAAAAATGGTGATGGCTGCATTCGGGAACGACTCTTATCGGGGTATCGACCTAGTTTATCCTAAAAATGCAGATGAATATACCAAAGAAGACATAAAAAAACGCATTCAAGTATTGTTGTCGACTTCCATACAAGACCTAAAAAAAATGACTTCTGACGAAAACAAATCTATCTTATGTATTGATGATATGTTTAAAAAAATGACAGAAACATTTGATGCGGGTGAAGGACGAGGTGATGAAGATGTTGAAGATACAGAAGCCCCTGTATATCCGACCAAAAAAAATACAGTAAAAAAAAACACTAATGCGCCTGAAGAATACAACATTACACATGTAATAGAAAGTAAAGACTATGACCGCGATGAAAAAATCAATATTATCAATGAAACCATGGTAAATATTTTCCCAAAATTGGAGGGAGACAAAGTGACTTTTATCGGTTCTACCTTTTTGAATTACGGTGACATTCAGCCCTATAAAAATCATTGTTTGGTGTTAGGTACGTGTGACGATGTAGACGGTGCCATTATCGAAACCACAGAGACTGAATCTGAGCTGCTATTAAAATGGACTGATCTTATTCAGAAAGAAAACCCAGATATCATTATTGGATACAATATATTTGGCTTTGATTATGAATTCATGTTTCGGCGTGCACAAGAAAACCATTGCGAAAATCAGTTTCTGTTGTTTTCCCGAAAGATGAACGAACTCTGTGCTAAAATGACGAATTCGGACTCAGGAAGACAAGAATTACAGATTGAAAATACCAAGGTCGTGTTGGCTAGTGGTGAATACGATTTACGATATTACAAGGCGGCTGGTAGATTACAAATTGATATGTATACCTATTTCCGCCGTGATTTCAATTTACCTTCTTATAAATTGGACGATGTTGCTGGTCAATATATAAGCGACAATGTGAATAAAACACTACAATTAGCCCATGAAAAATTTGGCAAAGTCACTGAATTATTTAGTAGTAATCTTACTGGTCTCAATGTCAATGATTTCATTCATATTGAGATTTCCAATTTCACATCAGATTATTTGGAAGATGGTAAAAAATACAGGGTTTTGGATATTTATGCCAAAACTGTCGAAGAGCCAGTCAAAGGAACCGACAAAACTCGTGAAGTATCTTACAATATTATTTTGATAGGCGGACATCCAGTCATTGACCATACAAGGACCATCAAATGGGGCATGGCAAAAGATGATGTATCACCGCAGGATATCTTTCGACTCACTAATGGTTCGGCAGCAGATCGCGCCATCGTGGCGAAATATTGTATTCAAGATTGCAACATTGTTCACCATTTGATGAACAAAATCGATGTTCTCACAGGATATGTGGAGATGTCGCGTATTTGTAGTGTACCTATTAGTTTCTTGGTGTTTCGCGGTCAAGGTATTAAATTGACAAGCTATGTAGCAAAGAAATGTCGCGAAAAGGAAACACTCATGCCTGATTTGGAAAAAACCAAAAGTTTTGACGAATACGAAGGGGCAATTGTATTACCTCCCAAATGTTCCATGTATATGGACAATCCTGTGGCATGTGTTGATTATGCATCCCTGTATCCTTCGTCAATGATTAGTAACAATCTATCTCAAGACAGTAAAGTATGGACGAAGGAATATGATTTGTCAGGTAATTTGATAAGAGTAACTGGAGAACAAGACAAATCAGGTAATTATATTTACGACAATCTTCCTGGATACGAATATGTAGATGTAACATTCGATTCATTTAGATATACCAAAAAAACACCGACTTCCAAAGCAGAAAAGGTGAAATCGGGTATCAAAGTGTGTCGTTGGGCGCAATTACCCAACAATCAAAAATCAATCATGCCTGCGATCCTAGAAGAGCTTCTCAAAGCACGTTCTGATACGCGAAAAATGGCCAAAACCATCAAAGACCCTTTTATGCAAAATATTTTAGACAAGCGTCAACTCGGTTACAAGGTAACTGCCAATTCTTTGTACGGACAGTGTGGTGCCAAGACTTCCACTTTTTATGAACAAGATGTAGCAGCATGTACAACTGCAACAGGTCGCATGATGATAATGTATGCTAAGCAAATCATTGAAGATGTTTATGGAAATCGCGAATACAATACAGAATGTCATGGACCAGTACTTACCAAGGCCGAGTATGTGTATGGGGACACGGATTCTGTATTCTTCACTTTCAATCTAGAAGATCCCAAAACGGGCGAGAAAATTCGCGGAAAAAAAGCACTAGAAGTAACGATTGAAATCGCGAAAGACGCGGCTCATCTGTGTACGGAGTTTTTGAAACCACCTATGGAATTGGCATATGAAAAAACACTCATGCCATTTGTCCTGTTATCCAAAAAGCGTTATGTTGGCATGTTATACGAGGGCGACGCAAATAAGGGAAAGCTCAAATACATGGGTCTTTCGCTCAAACGCCGAGATTCGTGTGATTATTTGAAAGATGTATATGGTGAAATTCTCAACATCTTGATGTATGAGAATGACATCAAAAAAGCCATAGATTATCTGGACAATGCATTGAATGAGTTGGTAGAAGGCAATGTGCCGATGGAAAAACTCATGATTACTCGTGCTTTACGCAGTGACTACAAAAATCCACACCAAATAGCTCATAAGGTTCTCGCGGATCGAATCGGAAAGCGCGACCAAGGAAATGAACCTAAACCTGGTGATCGAATGAAATTCGTATTCATACAAAACAATACTCATAAGGCATTGTTAGGTGATCGTATCGAAACACCCGAATATATTCTGGAAAATAAAATAAATATCGATTATACCTATTACATCACCAACCAATTGAAGAAACCGCTACAACAGCTTTTCGGGCTAGCTGTAGAGAAAATATGGGAGTTTCAGAAAAAACAGGGCGCCATTAAAACATACAAAAAAGACATGGAAAAGATGGAAAAGGAATTTGGAATAAATTACGAAATGTTTATGAAACGGAAAGAAAAATATTGTTCATTAAAGATCAAAGCATTATTGTTTGATAAAATTTTGAATAAAATTGCGAATAAGCGCAATAATATTCAAACGATCACGGGTTTCTTCAATTATTCAGAGGTATTTCAAAAGTAAAACATAAGATTATTAGACTGGTCAACATTACTAATACTATTCGGTATTTGTTCTAAAATAATATCACCTATTATCCTAGAAACATTTTCAATATTTAATTCTACATTGTCATTATTATTGAGTAAATTTGCAGATAATCTCGAATTTATATTACGATTACGAAACGGAAATCCTGAAAGTTCGACCATATTATTATTATTAATATCAGACATATGTGTTCTACCTGATATATTTAACGAATCATTAATTATATTTTCAGACATAGACCGTAAATTTAATGGTAATCTCGAATTTGAGTTGCGCCTACTACGAAGTGGTGATGAAATATGTTCTGTTGTGGTATTTTCAGATATATGTGATCGTATTGATGTGTTCAATGATTCAATAATTCTATCATTCTCAGGTTGAGTTGGAAATTGTATATTTACAGGTAATCGTGAAATTGAGTCGCGATGATTACGAAATGGCGATGTAATATGGTCGTTATTGTGTTGTGATTGTATATTTATAGGTAATCTTGTAACCGAGTCGCGATTAATATTAAATGGTGATGTTATATGTTCATTATCATTCGATAGCCTACTGCTATCAATTGATAATCCATTACGAAAAGTCGACCTCAAATGTTCGTCTGGAACAGTTTCAGATGAGACTGACCTAGTAGATATATTGTTGTTATTAGAAACTGGGGTAGGTCGACGCTGGTTATCAATTATGTTATATCTACACACAGGACATACATGATTGTTTTGGAACCATCTCATTATATGATTTTTTTTAAAATAATGTCCACAACCAACTATTTGACAAATTTCTTCATCAACTTCAAATTCATCTAAAGAAATAGGACATGTTGTATCAGTAAATTGTTCATTATTATAATTAACAATAATTGTTGAATTATTAATCTGTTCTTGTGTCAATAAAATATGTCGTGTTTCACTATTATAATTAGTATGATTAGGAATATTCAATAAATATAACAATGCCGACAAATCAACATTATTTGATGTCCTCCTATTTGAGTTATTTGATACCGGTGAAGTTCTAGGTGTATTCGTATTCGATTGATTATTATTATTATTATTATTTGCGTGTATATGCTGTAAAACAGTCAAAATATTAAAAATATTATGGTTATAATCTTCGATAATTTGATTATGAAGTCTAATATTTTCATTATACGATATTATAAGTTCATGAATAGTTTCTAAAAAATTGATATTATGATTTCTTGTAGGTTGTGTGTATTGGTAAGGATTACCACCTCTTGGTATGTATTGATTCGACCCCCTATTACTATTCATGTTATAATAAATATAAAGATTAGTATTTATACTTATAATCTAATTGCGCGTTTTATGGATTATTCTAAATACAATGATAAAGGTTTAACTGGATTGGTAAATTTGGGAAATACATGTTTTTTAAACTCATGTTTACAGGCATTAAATCACACTTATGAAATGAATAATGTTCTTGACGATTTGTTTGCTGAAAAAGGGAAAAAAAAAATATTAATAAAAAATTCTATAGATTCTGAAATATTAAAGGAATGGAATGATTTGAGAACAGTAATGTGGAGTCAAAATGGCGTAGTATCTCCTAATAAATTTGTATTCAATGTACATAAAATTGCCAAACAGAAAAATAAGGAAATATTTACAGGATGGAGTCAAAACGATATGCCCGAATTTTTGTTATTTATTATTGAATGTATTCATAATAGCATATCTCGTTCTGTTAACATTCGTATCTCTGGTACTAGTGAAAATGAAACAGATCAGCTCGCTATTTCTTGCTATAAGATGTTAAAAGATACATATCACACTGAATATTCTGAAATTATGGATTTGTTTTATGGTATTCTTGTTTCTGAAATAGTTTCTATGGATAGTAGAATAAAACATTCCATCAAGCCTGAGAACTATTTTATTTTGGACCTACCTATACCTTCGACAAACGAGGGTAAACTGGTTAATATTTATGACTGTTTTGATGCATATGTGAAACCAGAATTTTTAGTAGGAGAAAATGCTTGGTACAATGAAAAAACAAAATCGAAAGAGGACATACAAAAGCGAATTACTTTTTGGAGTTTTCCCAAAATTTTAATAATTACATTGAAAAGATTTTCTCCCGATGGTACATCGAAAAAAAATGATTTAATTGATTTTCCTTTAGATAATTTAGACCTTTCTAAATATATTAATGGATACAATGCCTCGCAATATAATTACGAATTATATGCAGTTTGTAATCATATTGGAAATGTTTATATGGGACATTATACCGCCTTTGTTAAAAATTATAATAACGAATGGATTCATTTTAACGACCAATCTGTTGAGGTAATGAAATCGAATGATAAAATTAAAACACCAATGGCGTATTGTTTTTTTTATCGCAAAAAAAATAAGTAATTATAATATATTATGAATTCTACAGGAACATCAACTAATCAAAATCAATATACAAATAATTTACTTTCAGATGCACAGTCATTAAATGGCTTGCAATCTAGAATAAATAGTTTCAAAAATAATAATATCGATAATAATATAATAGGCACTACAACTAATACTATGTCTAATACCAATAATATACCTACATCAAATAATATGAATCAACCGAATTTAAATAACAGTACAATTGGTGTACAAAACAACTATTATACGAATAATTACCCACAATATGAAAAGTATCAATATAACAGTGTTGAACACGACCGAGCTAGAATTCGATACCGTAATAATTTTATGTATAATCCAAAAGAACATCCACAATTGAATCCTAAAACGATATTTAATTCCGTATTCAATACTGGAGTATTATTAGCATTAGTGTGTTTTTTAGCAATATATATTATCTTTTTTTCAATATTTGGTGCATTTTATAAATTTTCAACATCTGATATTATTAAAACACGGTCGATTGATGCTACAGTTATATTATGTTTAATAATAAGTATTGCATATTTTTATTATACTCTTCCAGTTACTTATCAAGATTACTTTATTTCTTATGTATTTTTGCTATTTAAAGATGAAATGAATGATCCGAATGCTGCATTTGAGGTTGCTATTTGGATACTTTTGTTCTATATTATTGTTTCGATTTTTGGATTTCCTATGACTCAAAATGAAAAACCTGTTTCTATTGATATAATTGAATTAAAATTATGGATTTATTGGTTTATGTTAGTGATTATTATGTTTTTCGTTTTTATATTGCACATTGAAATCGTCGATTTAATTTACTATATATTCTTTAATTGGTTTATTTACCCATTACCAGGAGAAACAGTAGCTTTGTCATTAACCCCGACACCAGTTGTGGTTATTGGCGGTCAAAGACCATCCACTGTACCCAGTCCATCCAGTGTACCCAATGCGCCCAGTGTACCCAGTCCATCCAGTGTACCTAGTCCATCCAGTGTACCCAGTCCATCCAGTGTACCCAGTCCATCCAGTCCATCCAGTGTACCCAGTCCATCCAGCGTACCCAATGCGCCCAGTATACCCAGTCCATCCAGCGTTCCTTCTCCTATAACTGATACTCCCATATCTAACATTCCCATATCTAACATTCCTATAACTGATACTCCTATATATAACACTCCCGTATCTAACACTCCCATATCTAACACTCCCATATCTAACACTCCTATATCTAACACTCCTATCGCCAATGCACCTCAATCGGGTGATTGTTGTAGCAAAATTGCTGACCTAATTAGTAATAAATTTAATGCAGTTCAACCACAAATCGTCTACGGACAACCACAACCAATCGTTTTACAATATATGCAACCATCCGCGCCAGGTAGTTCTATTAATAGTATGGCACCGAGTTATATTAATCCATATCAAGATTTATTTCAAACATCCACATTGTCTGTACCTGGTTCGGCTGGGCCTGTTTCATCTGGAAATAATTTGGATAAATTATCGCAAATGACAATTAGTCAAATTATATCTGGTAGTACACAAGCATTAAATCAATGGTTAAATACTCAAAATACAACTACAAAACAAACCACAACATCTTCGTGTAATAATACTTCAATAAATTCTACAGCTAATTATCCAACAACAACTTCTGTTAATCAAATTACAACAATACCAGTAACTAATGTACCAGTAACTAATGTACCAGTAACTAATGTACCAATGGCGTCAGAAGGGTTCGAATCTATGTATGTTTATGACACAAAATCGATGAATAGTTATGAAGAACAACCAGGTGGAATAAATAAAAAGAAATATAATTTGTCTGCAAGTTCAGGTGATTATACTACAGATTCTTATAAACTATTATCGAAATCAGACCAAGTGCAACCCAAAACATATGACCAAATTGAAATAGATAATAAGGTAAAATATTGGAATAAAAATAAAGATAAACTTTCTGTAGCAAATTCAACTAATTTGAAATCATGGTCACAATATTCTTAGGTATTGTGAAGTTTTACGACGATATGCTCCGTAAAACTTCACAAAAAATTATAAACTAAATATGTTTTTGAAATAATCGACCACAGGTTGAGTATATTTCAATATTTTTGGACGAATTTTATCTTCATAACCAGCGAAAACATCTACCAAAGACACAATTAACAAGTATTCACCTGCTGTAAATGCAACTTCTTTATCTAGTTCGGTAAGAACTATTTTTTTTCGATAACTATTGAAGCGATATAATAAAAACAGTGCAATTAAAAATTCAAATACGAATTTCATTTCGTTGTATCCCACAGGTGCTTTTGCTAAAAATCCCACAATATATAATGTTACAACAAGTACAGTAATTAATCTAAACCAACGCACAAATGTGTATTGTAAATTGTAAATAAATTTATTAGAAATCAATACATCGTTATCTAAAGCCATTATATATAATGAAATGATATAAAATTTTTATGACAAGTATTTGTAATGACATTCGATTCCGAATCATTCGCTGATTCTTGGAGATTCCAATTCCGCAACTCGAAGAGTTGCTGCATTGGAATCGAGATTAGTTTCAAAAGACGGCTCTGCCACTACGAAGTACATTGCCGTCTTGGGAACTAATGCATCGGATATCGAATTCATTAGTTCCCTTTTCGAAGTGTTCGGCTTTGGAGATTTCAATGCAGCATCTCGAAGAGATGCCGATTCTAGTAACTAATCTCGGAAAATCTTCGACTTC